AGTAATGAGTTCCTTGGTGTAGGTGCAAGTAGTGTGGGACTTTTGTTAAATAGTAATCTCTCTCATATCAATATTGTCAATAATAGATTTAGTTACTCTGGAAACTATCACGCGAACATTGGAAATGCTTCTGGCTCATCTGAATATGTGAATATAAGCGGAAACGAGTTTACAGGGACACCGTCTAACGGAGCTGTTAAACATGATGCTGGTACAAAGAATGCAGCAACAAATACTTTCTTGAATAATCGTCTGGATACTTACCATAGTTTTCAAGCTGCAAAGGCAGACGTGTCGGGAGGAAACAATCCAACTGGGGCAGATGAGGCTACGGCACCCAGTGGATGGCCCTATGGGGTTAGTATGGTCAGAATATCCAGTAGAACTATTGACGGTGCAACACAATCAGGATTGTTGTATACATATAAACAAACGCGGATTGATACAGCCGTTAATAATATATGGCAAAAGTTTGTGCCGAACTATAGTGCAACATATAAGGACGACTTTTATTTTAGGAAAGCTGTTGATGCGTCTACTTGGGATTCGTGGTGGCAAGTAACTGGAATATAAATATACTGGTAAGCGAGTTTATGCACCAGCCGCAACTTGGTATCAATTAACAGGCGTATAATGTCTAAAGCAACCATAGATCAGATTCGGCAAGCTGCTGAGTCTGATCTTATAACCTTCATTAAGTTAGTAAGCCCCAAGAGGCTTCTTGGTGCTATCCATGAAGAACTCTGTAGATGGTGGCAGAGGGAGGATGCTAGAGCGAGTCAACTTGCTCTCTTGCCCCGGGGACATCAAAAGAGTCAGCTTATAGCTTATAGAGCAGCTTGGTGGATTACTAAGAACCCTGAGACTACAATCCTTTATGTATCTGCTACTGCTGACTTAGCTGAGAAGCAAATCTATGCTATCAAACAAATCTTAGATAATCCTATCTATAAACGCTATTGGCCTGAGATGATTCAGCCAGAAGAAGGAAGAAGAGAAAAATGGGCTGTAAGTGAATTTGCTGTTGACCACCCTAAACGTAAGACGGAAGGTGTACGAGACTCTACAGTCAAAGCTGCTGGTCTTACCACTAACGTCACTGGTTTCCATGCTGATGTACTTATCTATGATGACATTGTTGTTCCTGGTAATGCTTATACAGAAGAGGGTAGAGAGAAGGTAGCTGCTGCATATTCTCAACTTGCATCTGTAGCTAATCCTGGAGCTTTGGAATGGGTTGTTGGTACTCGCTACCATCCTAAAGATATCTACTCTAACCTCCTCTCCATGAAAGAAACTGTCTATGACAGGAATGGAGATGTAGTTAGAGAAGAAGATGTTTATGAGATTTTCCAGAGAGTTGTAGAAATTGATGGAGAATTCCTCTGGCCTAAACAGATGAGGGCAGATGGTAAGTACTTTGGTTTTGATGAAAATATCTTAGCTAGAATTAAAGCTAAGTATGTAGACAAGACTCAGTACTATGCTCAGTACTATAATCAACCTAATAGTGCTGAGAATGCTCCTATAGATGCAACTAAGTTCCAATACTTTGATCGTGCTCATCTAAGGAGTGATGAAGGAGACTGGTTCTTTAGAGATAAGAAGTTGAATACCTATGCAGCTATTGATTTCGCTTTCTCTCTCGGTAAGAAAGCTGACTATACAGCTTTAGTTACTATTGGTGTAGATGCTGACTGGAATATATATGTGTTAGATATTGACAGATTCAAGACCAATCGTATCTCTGAATACTTTGAAAATATCAAGAAGGCTCAATATAAGTGGGGTTTTAGGAAGATTAGATGTGAAGTAACTGTAGCCCAATCCATGATTGTACAGGAACTTAAAGAGAACTATATCAAGCCTCAAGGACTCTCGCTTTCTATTGATGAATTTAGACCTAATAGGCAGCAAGGAGATAAAGCTGAACGTATCATGGCCCTCTTGCAACCCAAGTACGATAACTTACAGATTTGGCATTATAAAGGTGGTAACTGTCAGAGCTTAGAAGAAGAACTTGTACTAGCTCATCCTCCTCATGATGACATCTCTGATGCTTTAGCTAATGCTGTAGCTATTGCCTCTGCACCTAAGAGAATGTTCAATAGTAATAGAGATACAAATGTTATTTATTCTAGCCGCTTTGGTGGCGTAGCTTTTTAAGGAAAATACATGGCTGGCAAAATCGCTCAGGTAAGAGAAATTATTAATCCGGACAACTTGGCTAGACAACTTGCTAGTCTTTACAATCAATGGCTTATTCAGAGACAAGGTAAAGAAGCTGAGTGGAGAGAATTGAGAAACTACCTCTTTGCCACAGATACTTCTACTACTAGCAATAGTACACTACCTTGGAAGAACAAAACTACATTACCTAAACTTACACAGATTAGGGACAACCTCCACGCCAACTACATGGATGCTCTGTTCCCTAACGATAATTGGCTGAAGTGGGAAGGTTTTGCTAGAGACTCTGTTACTGCATCTAAGCGTAAAGCTATCGAAGCTTACATGAAGAACAAATGCAGACAGAGTGGGTTCAGAGAAGAAATCAGTAAATGCCTCTATGACTATATTGACCACGGTAATGTCTTTGGCGAAGCTATTTGGAAAAGTGAGAAGTATAGTGATTCTATCACTGGACAGGAAACTGTAAAATACATTGGTCCTGCTGTACAAAGAATTAGTCCTTATGACCACGTGTTTAACCCTGTAGCTGCCAGTTATAAAGATAGCCCTAAGTTTACTCGTTACATCAAGTCTATTGGTGAATTGAAGAAAGAAATTACTACTCGCCCTGATTTGATGTTTGATGAGAACATCTTCAGAAAAGTGATAGATACTCGTAGGACTCTTTCTGGATTTAAGATGGAAGATGTGAATAAGAGTGAAGCCTATACTGTGGATGGATTTGGTACACTCTTTGAATACTATCAATCTGACTATGTGGAAATCATTGAGTTTGAAGGTGATATCTATGACAGAGAAAAAGATGTATTAAAAGAGAATAGAATTGTCACTATCATTGATCGTAACTACATTCTGAGAGATGTTCAGAATCCCTCTTGGCTTGGTAAGGATACCAAGGAGCATGTGGGTTGGAGAGATAGACCAGATAACCTCTATGCTATGGGACCATTAGATAACTTGGTTGGTTTACAGTATAGACTGGATCACCTTGAGAACTTGAAAGCTGATGCTCTTGATCTGACTATTCATCCTCCCAAAGTTATTGTAGGAGATGTTGATCCCTTTACTTGGGGTCCAGGAGAAGATATCCATGTTCCTGAAGATGGTGATGTAAGACCTCTTCCGCCTAATGCTGCGGCCTTCCAAGTGAATAATGAGATTCAGTATCTCCTTATGCTTATGGAGGAAATGGCAGGTGCCCCTAAAGAAGCTATGGGTATTCGTAGTCCTGGGGAGAAAACTGCTTTTGAAGTACAGCAACTTCAGAATGCTGCTGGTAGAATCTTCCAACATAAAGTGAATAAGTTCGAGATTGAATTCCTTGAACCCCTCCTGAACAACATGCTGGAGTTAGCTAGAAGAAATATGGAAGCTTCTGATCTGGTTAGGGTTATGGATGATGACTTGGGTGTGTCTGACTTCTTGACTATCACTAAAGATGACATTACTGCAACTGGTAAACTTCGTCCTGTTGGGGCTAGACACTATGCAACTAGAGCACAACTTATTCAGAACCTTACTGGAGTGTTCAATAGTCCTATTGGACAGATTATTGCTCCTCATGTAAGTGGTAAGAAACTTGCTCAGATGGTAGAGGATGTTATGGGTTTTGAACAGTTTGATTTCATGTCTGACAACATTGCAATCTTTGAACAAGCTGAAACTCAGAGACTTGTACAACAAAGTCAACAGAACTTGGATGTGGAAGCAGCCACTCCTGTTGAAGAAACTATGATGGGGGCTTGACACAGAAGCAAAAGTGTGTTAAGATTAATTATATATGATTAAAACATTAAGAAGTAAAGAGTATAAAGAATTAACTAAAAAAGAAACAGTTGTTATTCTTTATGACTATTTAAAGGAACAAGAAGATTTGTTGATTAGGGAAATGTATAATCAAGACTCTTTTAACAAGTCTTCTTGGGCTGAATACCAAGCTTATAAACTGGGTATGTTAAAAGCCTTTTCTAAAGTAGTAGACTTTCTTCCTGACCAAGGAGATTTAATTGACTGAACAAACGATTTTCGATCAGACCCCTGATCCTGTAGTGGATACGCAACCTCAATTTACACTTCCGACCGAAGTTGCAGATTTGGTAGGTGCGGGTAAGAAGTATCAATCGGTAGAAGATGCACTTAAAAGTGTCCCTCATGCCCAATCTCATATTCAGAAACTTGAGGGCGAGATGCAGCAAATGAGAGAAGAACTTGCAAAGCGCAAGACTGCTGAAGAACTTCTAGATGAAATTAAGTCCCAAGGACTCCCGGAGAAAACCTCTCCCGCAAGTCTTAATGTGGATGAACTGAGCAAAGCCGTAGAGAATGCACTCTCTGCGAGAGAAGCTCAAAGTACGGCTAAACAGAATATTTCTTCTGTTGTAAATGCCTTTAATGAGAAATTTGGTGAAAAAGGTCCGGAGCAGTATAAGTTGTTAGCACAAGAGAGTGGTTTGCCTTTAGAAGCTTTGAACAAGCTTGCAGCTACCTCTCCCCATGCTATTATGAAGCTGGCAGGAATGGAAGTCAAACAGGCCACCCCTGGTAAGACTACTTCCTCTGTGAATACAACTAGTATGAGTTCTCAACCTTCTTCTGCTGGTATTAAAGTGAAAATGGTAGGTGCTTCCACTAAAGAGTTGGTAAGTGCCTGGAGAGCGGCTGGTGAAGCCGTTAAACAAGAATTAGGAATTAAGGAGTAATAAATGTCTCAAATGACTACTAATACTGCCGCATTCATTGAAGCGGAAAAGTACTCCAAGTTTATCTTGGAGAATATGGGTGATGTCCTTCTGCCTGAAGGCTTCTACCGTGATGTTTCTGACTTTGGTTCTGGTACTACACTGAATATTAAAACTGTTGGTACTGTCACTCTACAAGATGCTGCTGAAGACGTTCCTCTGGTTTACAACCCGATTGATACTGGTGTTATCAACCTGACTATCACTGATTATGTTGGTGATGCCTGGAAGGTTTCTGACGATCTGTATGAAGATGGTGATCAAGTAGACACCCTGATGGCGATGCGTGCTCAGGAATCTACCCGTGCTCTTGGTGAATATTTTGAAACCAAGTTCCTGGCTGCTGCTAATGCTTCTCAGACTAACGCCAACATCAACTTGGTCAACTCGAAACCTCACCGTTTCGTTGGTAGCTATACTGGTAACGTCCGTAAGATTCAATTGTCGGACTTCATTGCCATGAAACTGTCTTTCGATAAAGCTAATGTGCCTCAAGCTGGCCGTATTGCGATTGTTGATCCGATTGTTGAAGCTACGATTAACGGTCTGGTGCTGAACACCACATCTGTCAACTATAATCCTCAGTTTGAGGGTCTGATGACCACTGGTTTTGCTTCCAGCCATCGTTTCGTTCGTAACATCATGGGCTTTGATATCTACACTAGTAACTTCCTGCCTGTGAAAACTGCCACTGAGGCGCTGAATGCTTCTTCTTATGGTCTGACCTCTGAAACTGCTCAGATTGGTGACGTTGTGAACCTGTTTATGTCTGTAGCAGATGATCAATCCAAGCCGATTATGCACGCTTGGCGGCGTTCTCCTAAGACTGAAGGTTGGCGTGATAGTGAAACTCGTTCCAACAAGTTCCAAGTGACTTCTCGCTTTGGTTTCGGTGCTCAACGTGTTGACACCCTTGGTGCGATTATCACCTCTCCCTCTGTTTACTAATTAGGAGATAATAAATGACTTTCTCTACTCGTACTTGGCCCGCTAACGGTGATACCGCTGGTTCTGTGGCTGTTTCTTATGGCCCTCGTAAAACTGAACAGAAGTTCGGTGGTGAGGTTCCTGATGATGTAATTAAGTATGCAGCTTGGACTTTTACTTACGACAGTCTGCCTGCTGATGGCTATGATGGTTTGGCTAAGTTCATCCCCGCTGGTAGTTTAATCCTCGAAGGATACTTCCAAGTTATTACTGCCTTTACTGGTGGCACTAGCTACGACATTGACTTTGTTGATGCCGCTGGCTCTGCTATTGGTACTGGTAGTGACAAACTATGGGATGCTCTGCTCCTGACGGAAATTGACTCTTCGCATGTGGGCACTTCCATTCTGTCGTCTACTCATACTGGCACCAACTCTGGTAACGTTCTTGCTGGCTTTGCTGCTGGTGCGGAAGCGAAACTGGCATCTGCTGGTCAGCTCTCTGTTGTAGCTACTGGCACCTTTACTGCTGGTGAGGCCCGTATCATTATTGCTTACCTGCCGCCTGCTGCGTAATATGTAGTTAGCTTTATAGGGGAGTTGGAGCAATCCTTCTCCCCTTTTTTCTAGGTGATATATGACTATTTCACATGCTTTAATTGATGATCCTGAAATTCATGAACCAAAAGGTGTATCAA